TGCGAAAGTATTCGTCTTGTTTTCCTAAAATTTTTATATCTTTGGATTTTGTTATTAGGAACGTGTTGGGCAAGTACTTCAACTTCTTTCCTGCTAATATAATATCTTCCCCAACGCTACGATCACTTCTTTCCTTGTAGAACCATAAACAGATTATCTCTTTGTTGGTGTTTATTTCCCTGAGATCATCATGGAATTGAAAACCCACTTTGTACTTCATGTCAAACTCTTGCCATGCTGGGTGTGTGAAATTGTTTTGATTCTCGTATAATTTGTCATAATCTTTTATGTCGTACAACGTGGAAGCGTACACGTGTTCTACAGGCTCTTTGAAGTAATGATTTGGTTTCAGTTTCTCCCAGTTCATTATGCTGAGAATAGGTTTATAACTTCCTTCTTCCAGTCGTCGGCGTACTCGCAGTCTCGGTATCCGTCGAACCATGGACCACCCTCGGTGTAGTGAAGTATCTTGGGTTTACCGTCTTTGGGTTCCTTGTACCAACCCACTAACCAGTTGTACTCGCGTGGCAATGATCCTATCTCTGAATCTTCCAACCATGAGAACCTGTGCAGGAACTTTGGCGTCTGCTTGTTTAGGAACTCCGGGGTCAGTATCTTGTTCTTCTCATGGGAGCAATTCCACAACACCATGCTTGACCAATTCTTCCTCGGATAGGCTGTCTGTATTTGTCCGTCCATTTTTATTGATCCATCCTCTGGAGTATAATCATGTTGCACACAAACTACCGCCTTTGTATCGTCGCAATATTTTTCTAATTCTGATGCAGGCACTTTCCATAAAAAATCACAATCACAGAAAACTGCCCAACCTTTGAAGTCGTTGAGATAAGGTACAAAAAATCTCGTAAAAGTGAATTCTGTTGAAGCCAGTTTGTCTTGTTCTCTGGTGTATATACCCTTTGCTCGCATGTCATTCTGTTTCAGAGGTATGACTTCTGCTGATGGATCTCGGTCTTTGATCGAGTGTTCACACACTTGGTATGCTATATCTTCTCTGCTGTCCCACCCTACATATATCTTCATTTAAATATTTAAGACTTGCGAGATCTCCGGAATAAAATCTTTAATATGAATCTTCCTATATCTATCTCTTGTGACGATCATATTTTTAAAAGTTTGCATTTTAGAAACATCCGTTACATTGATTTGATTGGTAATTACGTCAAGCAGTGAATCAAAGTTTGTTACATGTATTAATTTTTCTTTCTTGGTGTTCCTAATCTTTTCTAGGGCTCTTTCTTTTATTTTTTTAGGTAAAACACTAAGGTGCAAATATGAAGGCCAATAAAGATAATTTAGGTACAGATGTATAGACATATCATGCGCGAAGTCTATCATTTCTCGAACATTCAATAGGTTAAAATTCTGTACTGTGCATGTAATCATAAAAGTCGCATTATCAAGGTTTTTGTATTTTTTTATATTAGATTCTATTTCTGAAAACTTGCTAGGAAAACGTAAGTAATCGTTGACTTTGCCTACCCCGTCCACGCTAAAGATAAGTTTAACATTTCCAAATTGTTGTAATATTTGCGGTATTCTGTCATTATAGATGGTTCCATTTGTTGTAATCCAAACACTCATTTCATTGGCATAATCTTTTTCGCTAAGTTTGTGCAGAATCTTGATTATCTTTGGATTAAGCAAAGGTTCACCGCCCTGCAATGTTATATACTTCACTTTGTGTTCGATTATCTGTTGTATCAGGTGTTCTATCTTATCATCTGTGTATTCGTAATCACTTTGATTTAATTTTTCTATGCCTAAAACATTATTCTCAACTAAAAGTTTACTACTACTACCACCGTGACACATGTAGCACTTAAGATTACATAAATTGCTAATATCTAGATTGTAATCTTCTGGATGCAATAAATTCTCTTTTTTTAAAATTTTAAGATATTTTTGTGGATCCTTGTTGCCTAGTATTTGATATTGTCTATTTGTAAATTGTCTAAGACTGGTTATGTTTTGACTTTCTTCTCTCCAACATGTCTGGCATTCTTTAGGTCTTTCGCCTTTTAGGAACTGACTTCGCAAATTTTTAATGTAATCGCTTGTCCAAAAATCTTGTATTGTGTGTTCTTTGACATTAAAATATAGATTACCCTTAAAGTCACTGTGTTTTGTTCTAGAAACACAGCAGGCACTGATTCTACCAGTCGTTCCAACGTGTATACTATTGAAAGGTTTTATGCAGAATTTTTTATTTTCCATGTAGTAATTGTTTTATTTTTTCCCAATTACTTACACGTATGACGTCAGGATGCTCAAAGTCCTGATTGTATGGATGGTCTATTAATATGGGCTTTAAACCGTATTTGAGCCCGGCTACAGCGTTATGAGGCTTGTCCTCGACCCAGTACAGCCCGGTTCCGTGAAATTCCGCTAATGCTGAATCTTTGTCGGCACCCGTGCCCAGTATATGGTAATTTGTAAAAATATGCTCACCAAAAAGTTCTCCCAGTCTTCTCTTACGTAACTGTTGTGCTGGTATATCAGATGTTTGTGATGTGATCGGTATAAAGGTCCAACCTTCGGCGGCTAACAGTTTGACCCACGTCTGTGAGTCAGGCATGGGACGCTGTGTGCCCATCCAAGCACTCCTGTTGAACTCTCGTATATGTTTTCTAATTTCATCTTTTGTGACGCCAAAACGTTCTGACATTTCATAGGTGTTCTGTTTGTCTGGTATTAAGTTGTATGGATGATATCTAACTCCCTTTTCGTCAAACAATGTTTTCTGCAACATCCATTTGGTGAAGTGGTGTTCCCATTCCAACAGTACCCCGTCAACGTCTGTGAGGATTATCCTATTTGATATCGGCATCTTCCATTCCCGCTACTCTCAGTTTCACGATGTTGGTTATCTGCCATTGTTTTTGGTCCAGTCCTTTGGTTATGCCCAGCCATTGGTTCCTCAGCAGTGCAAAGTCGTTGACGATTTTTGTGAGATCCACTACATCATCCTCACCGTCCACGTACTTCTCAGCATCTCTGCTTGATAGTGCCCTGTTGTAGTTTTCTAGGAATTTGCGGAATGTTTTTGATCTGAGTCTTCTCAGTTCTATGTTTAGGTATTCTAATATGGCTTCTAGTTGCTGTAGTTGACTAAAACGTTCTTCAACTATGCCCGGCAGGGCCGCTGACGCTCGTTCCAGGTTACCGTATATCTTACACTGCTTCCTGGCTTCTAACAGTTCTTTGTCGAAGTATGCTACACAGTCTGGAATCTTTGACAGGCTCCTACTTACTTCGCTGTACCAGTTAATCATCTTCGTACCTGTCGTCGTACGGCTCGTCCTCGTCCTCGTCCTCAAACACAGTATTGATCGCTTCTTCAAGTTTGGGATCAAACTCGCCAGATGCTTTTATCTCGTCAGCTTCGACCCCGATATCCTCCAGACTCTTGATGAAGTCTATGGCCGCATCCAGTTTTGATCTCTCTGGAACGTAGTGTGATATTGAACTCCAAAGACGTTCTATGTCTTCGTGTGTAAAATCAATCATTATTCCTCAGTTTCCTTTGATGCTGGCTCTTCTTTTTGTTCTGTGCTTTCCTTGAAGTTGGCCATTATCATATCTAATTTATCACCTGTCCATGCTTTCCTGAAGTCTATGTGTTCCTTGCCCTGTGGATCAACGTACTTCAATCTGTTTCCGGTTTGTACCAGTAAGCCTTTCTTCTCGAATAGGTCAACCAGTCCACTGTAAGGATCCATGCCCGTGTCGTATGGTATCTTGACCTGTACGCCTTCGAAAGGTTTGGCATATCTGGTCTTCATGACCTTACAAGCCGCCCTGATTCCCCTTACTTCAGATATCTTGTTGCCCTTCTCGTCTTCCTTTAGTTTCAGTTTCTTCATCGCTATCACGATTGAACTAGCATATATGAATCCCTGTCCGCCCGATATTTTGTCATCCGGATCGAACATGTCCTGTGATGCGTATGTGTGGTTCGTGGCTATCAAGCCAACATTCCAACTACCAAACATGTTCACACAGTTCCTCACCAGCGCTGTCAGTGCCTTAGGCTTTCTACCCAGGTCACCTTTCATGTCTCCTGCTTCAAACTGATTCACATCTGTTGGTGTCAGCATCATGCCCAGACTGTCTATTACGAAAAGAACTTTTGGCGCACCTTCCTTGTTGTCGGCGTGTTGTTCCTTGTAGCCTTTCATGAACTCTGATATGGTTTTGGCCACATCGTCTACCATTGACATGCTTAACTTAAGAAGTTTTTCCTCCGATGTGTCAACCTTCAACGCCTGAAGCCATTGTTCGTCCAGTGCGTTCTCTGTGTCGATCAAGATCACGAAGATGCCCTGTTCCTGTGCGTTCTTGATGATGTTTCCTGATGCTATGTAAGATTTACCTGCTCCCGATTCTCCCGCGAGCACAGTCACCTTACCCAATGGAATTCCCTTGTTGAAATCACTGGTCATCAGATAGTTGAGAGCATAATTGCCCGTTGATATCCAATCGGTTGGATCACTGAATCCTATGCCCAATCCCTGTATTGATTTTGTTATGCTTTTCCTAAATTTTGTTGCGTCAAACACTTTTGTCATTGTTATCGTCCTATAGTAAGATCCAAATGATCATTAGTACCACTAATACCCATGCTGGTATCTGTTTGTACAGGATCCATTCGATCGCTTTCTTAATATTGTTCATGCTCTTATTATATTACACAAGGCCCACACAGTCAATGCCTGGGCCTTGGTAAAATGTCAGATTATTTTGCTTGTCTTGATCTGATCAGTTTCAGTATGTCCTCCGCCCTCTTGGCACTGTCGCCCGCGGGTGCCGCCGTTGCCGGGGCCGCCTCTGGTTGTGGTGCTGGTGCTGGTTGACTTACCGCTGGAGCAGGTTCAGATGCAGTTGCCGTCGTGGTCGCTGGTGCTTCCGCAACAGGTGTCTGTGGTTTGGTGTAGGCCACGCCCGCTGGTCTGAAGTACTGTCCGTACTGTTCCAGATCATAAGCCTCACCTTCCACAGATTTCTCAAATAATTCCTTGATTATTTTGACCTCTGCCTCGGTTGGCTCTTTTGGTCTGAAGTCACCCAGGTTGTGTAACCCGTGTGTGTCGATCGCGGCT